TTATGTACTTCTTCATCAGACATTTCAGCAATATCATTTTTACTAATTTTAATATTATGTATATTATATGTTCTATAACATTTATTATAAATTTGCGTCCTAGCTTTTTCCCCAGCTTCATCATTATCCATTATTACTATAATAGACATAGCTCCAGATATATCCAATAATGTTTTTTGCCTATCGCTTAGATTTGATCCAAAAATAGCTACAGAATTATGAATATTATTTTGTTCTAATTTCCATACATTTCCTGGACTTTCAACCAAAATTACATAACCAGATGATTTTATATAATCTTTTGCAAACCATAGATTATAAAGATTTTCTTGAGTTTTAAATCCTGTACTATGTCTCCATTTTGGAAATTTGTTGATACAGTCTTGGTTTTGTTCATGATAATTGGCACACTGTTTACATTTGTCATAAATTATTCTACCAGTACATCCTATCATGTGAGTATAATCTATATCATAGATAGGTACTACGGCCCTATGAGACATTTCTTTATTGTCTGCGATACAATCGCCTACATCATATTTATTTAAAATCTCTTGAGAAAAACCACGATCCATAAAGTATCTACTAGGAATTTCAAGATTTTTGCGTACTATGTTCCTTGTTACGCTTCTATTATTTGGATTGGTATTAGTGCTAACAGGTGCTAGTAATTTACTATTATTAATAAATATATTTTTATTTTGTTCATCATTAGATACCTTGATCTCAGATAATGACAAATTTAAAAAATCAATTGCATAATTTAATGCTTCTTGAAAAGAAACTGTTGGGTTTCCATTTTTATTCCACTGTTTATTGTTATGAGACAAAACACCTCTAATAAAACCAATAATTGAAGCTTTGAAAGTATGTTCACAATGGTGTGTACGACAATTCCAATTGCCTCTATATGTATCTCCAGTATAATACAGATTCAATGCGCTATCATTATCTCCGCCATGAATTGGACAACTCATAGTAATGAATCTACCATTATCTCGATATTCTAAATTTAGATGATCTAATAAATCATAAATACGATCACATATCTTATCGCATATTATTTTAATTTTATTTTGATTAATTGAAGTTGATTTGGTCATCTTGCTCTTCTTCAATAGCAAATCCTGTACCATTTTTTGAGTCCCCACTATGTAATAATTCTATTCTAGTTTTACCTTCGGTGATTTTGGCACACCAACCTTTCATATGACAATTGATATAGTCATTATCTTCGATTCCAGATCCATGTCTGCTAATAACAGGTATTAATTTTCTATTACCATGATTGCTTCCATCTTCGGCTATCTCTTCATCGCTTTTGCGTTTAAAAATCGTAAAATTACTACATAGCCAAATAATTCTATCGGATCCACTAGCAGTATCTGTTGTTTCTTTAGTTATTCCATCTCTATTTAATTGTACAAATGCTACTACTGGTATCTTATATTTGCAAGCAAAATTATGTAAGGATGTCATCATAAATCCTAACACTTGATATTCTTTCATATCTTGACTAATACCAGCACTATCCATAAGCTTTAGATAATCATAAAATATTACACACGGTTTGGCTGTACCGTCACTATTTAATCCCACATCTTTAATTATCCATCTTTTCATAATAGATAATTGTTCTTCAAATGGTTTGCCTGCTATTGGTTTATAATATAGTTTAGCCTCTTTTAATTCCTTCATACCCTTTAATATTTTATCTCTAAGTACAGTAGATTCATTAAATTTGCCAGTTTCTATTTTATTAATTTCTATTTCACTAATCATTGCTAATAATCTATTAATATGATCCTCTTTAGTCATTTCAGTGTCTAGATTAAGAACTGGAATTTTAAGTTTACTAGCAATATGAAAGCCCATATTATCAGCCAATAACGTTTTACCGGTTTTGGGTCTGGCCGCAATAACATTAATTGTACTTTTTCTTAATCCTCCACCAATAGCAGCATCATAGGCTGGAAATCCTGTAGAAATACCAACTTGATTTATTGGATTTTTAATTAGATTATCTATATAATCATCTATACCAACAGAAACATGGGTCGCATTATTTTCTGTATCATTCAGTGTAGATGCAAAATTAAATATTCTATCTTCAGCAAGATTTAATATAGAAGTAATACTTTCTGAGCCATTTACTTCTAATATTTTTTCTTGAGCTGTTTCTAACTCTTTATGTAATTTTCTAGCTATTTCTAATTTTTTTATTTTTGCTGCAAATGTAATTAGATTATCTTTACTAGCTGGAAAATCAAGAATCGCTTTTAAATGTAATGTTTCATCTTTACGATTTAAAATATGATCTAGTGATAAATCTTTTGCAGCAGAATATATAAGTGCTATGTCGATTTGAGTATTTTTACTGCCAGCATCAAAGATATATTTTAGGCATTTATAAATAATTTTATTACTATCTATAGTAAATGTCTGATCATTAATTAAATCAGAAATCTCAATATATGCTTCATCGCCAAATTTACATAATATTGACAATAAAGCTCTTTCTGCTGACGGATCTGTTAAAATCATATTTATCCTGCGTTTGTTGAACAATTATTACATTTATATCTATCTACAGAATCACTAATCAAAACTGGATTTACAGATTCTTTTTTGCCACAAGATCTACATACTACAGATATTGGTTTAAAAGATCTATTTCTTGGTGTTGGTGGAAATTTATTTAATGCTTTATCGACTATAGTATCTTCCTTATGCAAGTCTTTAACTCCCATGGTTAAAAATCTATTATTCGATGAAGGATCATACTTAGGCGATCTAGTTTTTGATCTAATATTATTTTGTTTCTGTATTTTAGTTTTTGGTTTTGTTTTTTTAGATTTTTTAGGAGTATTTTCATTTGGCAATAAAGACTGTAATATATTTATTAATAATTTAATTTGTTCGGGATTATTCTTAATATCGTCAAGATCCATGTTTCACCTTTATTTTTTGTACTGATAGCATGATGTCTGATAAATTCTTAATGCTGTTAGCTATATAAGATAATCTATCTATTCTTTGTTTAGCGTATTTTTTAATTTTATTTAGTGCCGCGGCTTTATCATTATGCTTGATGGCTTGTAGCGATTTTTCTATAAATCCATAGCCCTTATAATTATTAATCTCGTCTGCAATAGTTTCTTTAATAGTTTCATCAGCCCAATTATGTCTAGCAATTTCTCGATTTAATGTTCTTTGAACATAAAATGAATATTGTGCTAATCTATAAGATATTTGAGCACAGTCTTCTGGATTAAGTTTTTCTATAATATCTCTACTCATAGTAAAATAATTATTTAGTTCTGTTTCATTAAAAGAGTGTAAATTACTATAATTTCCTAGTCCTAGAGATGATTCATATTCATCTAATACTTTATCCCATTCTTCCACTTGTTCTTTGGTTGTTTTATTATTCATAAATTTTACGTTTCCATTCTTCTATATTTTCATTATATGATAAATCTATATATTTAATTCTATTAATTTCGCACCATTCTTGTTTTTCTTTATCTCTTTTTTGTGCTTTTAAAAAAGACAGTTTATTAGTGTGATAAAAAGGTATAAATTTATAATGTTGTTCACCATGAACCTCTATACATTTTTTTAATAATGGTATATAAAAATCTAAATATAATACTTCAGATTTTCTAATATGAATCGGTACTTCTTCTAGAATTTGCATAGTGGGATATGCATCTTTAATTAAATCTCTAGCTTTTAGATGATAACTAGACTTATGAGTAAGTACTCCAGCTTTTACAATATTACCAGTCAGTGTCCAATTATACCAATTCCCATCCAAATCTTTGGTATTCATTTATTTGTTGATACCCATTGTTTTTTGTACTTCGTTATATAATTCTTGATAAATTGAATCATTTTCAATTAAAAACTGTCTAACTTTTTCAATACCTTGAAATTTAGTCTTATCATCATTTAAAAAGGATAAAGTATACCAAGCTCCACCTTTATTAATTAAACCAATATCAACGGCTAAATTTACTAGCTCCATATGCTTATCAATTCCTTGTCCATATCTAATATAGCTAGTAATAGTGGCTCCTGGAGGACCAAGAGCAGAACACAGAGTTTGCCATTCCACTTCTTGTCCAATTTGAGTATTATCCGCGCCTAATAGCCATGGTTTAAATGACTTAGCTCTTAATTTTACATCTGTTTGATATGCTATAGCTTGACCGCTTTTTTCTTTAAACTCAGCACCATATCCTGTGGGATTGCCCATTAGGTGAGTGATACCAATTACAACATTTTTATTAACAGGAATTACATTTGCTACTTTACGACAAAATTTAGCTAATAATTTTGCTCCATCTGCTCTTTGCATTTTATCCATATCGCTGGTAATTTCTGCTTCTGTACATAGTGCAGAATAGGAGTCGATAATTAATACTGATCCTGGATCTTCATTAATAATTCTTTCTGCTATTTGTAAATACTCTTCAGCATGAAGTATCTTACCTGTTTGTGATCCGATAATATTAAATCTATCTAAATTGATATTTGGTATACCTTCTAAATCTCTCTTTTTTAACCGACCCTCGATATTTAGATAATACACATTTCTTGGATCACCATTAGTACTATATTTCTCTTGTTGTGCTGTAGCCGCAAAATCCAGAGATGTTGTGGTTTTTCCACATTTAGGTTGACCAGTTAAAACCACAAAACTACCTTCTGGAATACCTCCATTTAGAATAATATCTAAAGCAGGACTAACAGGGATGGTTATACATTCTTTATCTATCACTGCTGTGCCAGAAATAATAACGTTTGATCCAAAATCTTTTGAAATACTATCTTGAAGTCCCATTTTCTATTTCCTTGAGTTTATCTAATATATTTTTATTTACAATATCTTTTTTGCCAGTATCTAATAGATTTCTGTGTATACTTTTTGGTTGCGGTACTGGAAGATCCTTTTTTTGTTTCTTGATTTGTTCTATTATATCGTCGAGATGCGGTGCTCGCAATGAATAAATTTTTATACCTCTACTGGAAAGCAAACCATCAATTATATCCTTATATGAATATTTTTTTAATAGTTTATGAGCAGCGGTAATTTGTCCTTTATATTCCTTCTCCCATTCAGGAGATAGCCAAAATCTAAAATGTAAGTCTTTATTTTGTTTTTTTGCTATTCTTTCACAAATAAATTCAGCAATATATTGAGCAGCAGTGACGGATTTGCCATTTGAATATTTTGATGGAAATAAATTATTATTCATTTGGTCTAAATATATGTTCTAGATTTTTTGCTGGAAGGTTAGCAACGCGTTTTTTAAATTCATCATTCACTGAAGAAGCTTCTCTAGTCATAATAGAAACATTATTTATCTTTTTATCTCTAGTATGTCTGATCATTAATTCTTTAGATTTTGGTAGTGCCTTTGATGATTTGATAGGTAATTCTACTTGTTTTATCGGGGTGTTTTTTTCTATGTATCGTTCTACTTGCTTAACCGTGAGCTTTAATTCTTCTGCTATTTTTTCTGTCGAATAATTTTGAGTTATTAACCAATTGATAGCATAAGATAGTTCTTTAGTAATTTTCATTAGTTCATCTCTCTTTCAGCATTATTGATCCATGCGATATTTTTTGTTCTTAAAAAGTTAATATACATATCGAATATTCTATTATTTACTTCTTTGAATTCCCATGCCTTTTTCCCTATTTTTGATAAAAATTTATTTTCTGTTCCCTCAGAATATAAACCTATAGGATTATAAATTTTACCATATGTGCCAACTTTTATATAATATCTAATTTTTGTATCAGAAATATTTTTTTTAGCAAATACCTTATCTGATAGTTCATTTGTTCTTGGATTTTTATCATTGTCTAAAAAGTGATGTTGGCCAATAATAGTATAATATTCAACATGATTGGTTGGAGTGGGCTTATTGTTTATAGTAAATAGGTTATCCATTTTTTGGCTTTCTTTTATGTTTCATTCCATTGGTTCCTGGCCATTTAATTTTAGGTTGCTTTTTTACTCTTGACATACCAGACGGCAATGGTTTAAGGTCTTGCGTATCTTTATAGGAATTGTGTTTTGTATACAGATGATGTTTATAGTCATCACTCATTCTCTCAGAGTTCCTTTGTGCTAAGTCGCCTAATGTTTTTAATTCGCTGTCTGCTTTTTTAACAGCAGAATTTAATGTCATGGCGTCTTTTATAATTTGTCTATTAGTTGCACAAGAACCACATAATATACAGCTAGGATGTTCTTGATAGTCTTTAATATAAGTAAATAATTCAAATTCTGAATTACATTTGTTGCAAATATAAGAATACGTAGGCATTAATAATTAAAAGATTGAGGTAAGTATACAAGCCATTCGTTTGGTATGTCTTTCTTTATTTTATTTAGAAGTTCGACAATAGGCAAGTATTTTGGATTCTTATTGGGTTTGATAGGTAGATTCTTAAGAGGCATATTGGCTTCTTTTGGGGTCTTATTACCTTTTCTTCTATTGCACCATGTACATGCTGTTACTATATTGGTCCAAGATGTTGGAGAACCTTTATTGTCTCTCCATTTAGACTTAGGTATCACATGATCGTATGTTAAGTGGTTTAATTCATATTTTTTACCACAATATTGGCAAGAATAATCATCTCTAATGAATATATTTTTACGAGAAAAGGTAACAGTTTGATTATTAATTTTAAAAAATCTATTAGTCTTAGCTACAGCAGGTATAGGATATTTTTTATCCACACCATTGATATGGTCATTTTTATAAAAATCTATAATTTCAATTGAATATTTTGGATTATTATTAAATCTCATAGACCATATTATTGCCTTTTTCCAAGAAATTATTCCTAATGGAGTATAATCCGCATTAAGCAATAGACACTGTTTATGGTTTTGTTGCATTTTCTATATTGTCTAGTCTTGCTAAGATTTTAGCTATAATTGGATTTCTTACAATATCAGAAGATTCTAGCCTACAATTACCTATACCATCAATACCATCTAAGATATTAATCATATTGATAAAACCACCCTGGAGATGTCTATTTAAATCTGATTGTCCAACGTCTCCAGTTAATACTAGTTTACTCTCTGTGCCTACTCTTGTCAATAACATTTTTAATTGTTCATAAGAAGCATTTTGACACTCATCAGCAACTATAAAACAATTGTGGAAATTTCTACCCCTCATCAAGCCTAATGGTACTACTTCTATCTTATTATTTAATTTAAGACTAGCATAGTGAGCAATAGGTATAAAATGATGAATCTCATCTATAATTGGTAATAAATATGGATGTAGCTTTTCTTCAGCTGTTCCCGGTAAATATCCAATTTTTTCTCCTGCTTCTAATACTGGTCTGGTAATAATAATCCTACTTACTTTATTGTCTAATAAGTATTCTAAGGCCATACCTATAGCAATATGCGTTTTACCAGATCCAGCTAATCCTTGACAAAAAGTAATAGTATTTTCAGCAATTGTTCTTATATAGTCTTTTTGATTTTCGCTCCTTGGTTTTAGTCTATTTCTAAACGCATGACCAGTTTGTGCATTTTCAATATTATTTGTTAAATCTATTGGTTTTTTCTTTTTATTATTTTTTCTCAAGTTATACCCTTTGCGAATAAAGTTAAATTAGACATGCACCACCAGCGCAACTAATTTCCTCTATTCCCGCGGTATTATCCTCTGTTTCTGATAGTTGCGTATAATCAACCTTCTTGAAACTATTAAATAGATCACAATATATTTTCCAATTATAAACATCTTTCATGCAATATGTTAAGCGTCTAGTATCTCCATCAAAATACTTACCAGCAAAATTTTTCATTTTGGTTACAAACATTAGTTTGGATTCATGATGATCTTTATTAGCTTGATTTAATGTTACATAATCACAAGCAGCCCATAGATTATTATCAAAAGCATTTAAGGCTAATTCTATTAATCCAGAACACCATAATGCAGCATCTCCGTATTCTTTTACAATTTCTCTACTTGAGTAGACTGTGGTAAATGGCGCTTGTGGATAATCTTTATCTCCGCTTTGTGGGATAAGACTAATACCAGCAAAATATTTTCTATTATTATAAATATATTCTGTAACGCTATCCCACTCATCTGGTTTAACTGTTACGGTGTTACTAACATTATGACATAAATATTCTTTTGTACAAAGAGCTTTGTTTTTACCTGTTTGAACCCAATTTTTTTGTGTTTGTTTAACAATTTCCAACATTTCTACTGCTGGTAATTGGTTTTTGAGTTTGGATCCGTCAGGTACTTCTATTGGAAACTTTATAACTTCATCAGTATTATTTGCTGACCAACTAGATTTTTCACACGCTTGAGGATTTAGTTTTTTAAAATGTTGGTACGGAGCTTCTAAAACATTAGCCTGTACATGACGTATATAGCGTTTAGCATGATGAGGGTGGATGCCCGAGCTTGTACCCAACATCGAACTAGAAGTTCCCTCCGGTTTTAAGCATGTTACTCTAGCAGCTTGATTAATTTCTATTGCTTTAGCCATTAATTTATTTGTTTCGACTGCTATTTTTGCTCCGTTCTTTAATACCTTTTCTGTTAAAACTAATTCATGTTTTTCCATTGTTCCAGTCAAGGAAACACCTAGTAGGGCTTCTCTTTCAAAGATTTCTTCACTATTTTTCCCTAAATATTCTAGTTTTGTAAAACCAGCTTGTAGGGTGCCTATAATAGCAGCAGCTTTGCATCTTTCATAAAAATCATTTTCATCTTCAATTGAAGAACAATTGATAGTAGATAAATTACATCCTTGCCATCCAGACTCTCCTGTTTTTTCATTTACGGGATATAAACTAATTTCTACACAAGGATTAAAAACCATCTCTGTTGAATCGCTCCAGATAAATCCTGGTTCTCCAAATTCCTTAACACTATTCATCAATTCTTGAAATTGCTCAAATTTTGTTTCGTCTTTTAATAATAATGCGGAGTTATTGCTTCTTGCTCTTTGTGGGTTTTCTATGTACCAGTTTCCAGTTTTAGCTTTAGCCATTTCTTCATCGTCTGGACTAAATAATGCTAGACTAGCCGATCTTCTTACTCCACCACTTAAAACAGCATCACTACTATGCATCACAATATCATATGCGTCAATTGGTCTAAGTTTTTTCTGTCCATTATTAATGCAGCGATCTAGTAGTGCTCGTATTTTTTCTAATCCGTTTGCTAATGGTTCATAGCCCGGAGCTTTGCCCACTCCACTGGCGAGAGATGATCCTTTAGGTCTAATATTACTATAGTCAAATAGTATGTGAGAGTTTTTATATTGTTTGAATTCTTCTACAGGCTTACTGAAATAAGAACTTAAAAGGACACCCAAAGCATCAGCCCATCCTTCGATACTATCGTCGATAACATATTTGACACCCTGATCTTCTGGAGGATTATGTTCTAATGTTGGCAACTTAGCCACATGATGTTTTTGTACACTAAACCCTGTGCCACTACCACACAATAATAGCCAGAAACATTCTTGAAAAAATCTTAATCTATCACAATAGCTTGCAGTACAGTTATATAGTTTTGCATTACGTTTTAAAATTGGTTCGCCACCGAATTGTAAACATCTTTGAGAACCTAATATTTTCTTTTTGTACATCATATCATATGCCCAATTAATATCATCAGATATACCAAAATTGGCATATTTAATATGCATCATATTTTTAACGCGTTCTACGGCTTCTTTCCATGTTTCTCTACGATTTTTATCTTCCAACCAACGAGCATATTTACTAACAAATGTATAATTTTGTAATTCTTGTAGAGCCGACATTTTATCTCCTGTGTTCTGTTATTAAAGTGAGAAAACCCAGTATTACTAGGCCATGAAAAGAATAATTTAAAAAATCTATATTATGAGTAATCCATCTATGATAAAAATATATTATAATATGTAAATAAAATGCTACCTTGTACATTACAATACACCGCATAATTGTTTCAGCCAAGAAAGATCTTGATCAACATACTGAATATTAATTTTACTCATTTTGACAAAAGTATCAAATCTTTTTTTTGCATCATTATCAAATAATTGTGTTCCATGATTATTTGCCATGATAACGGTCTTTATTCCTTCTTGCCATAATGCAATTATACAATCATTACAGCATTGACCGGTAACATACGCTATTCCATTTTCTGGCCTTATGATACAATTAGCTAATGCATTACGTTCAGCATGTGTCATCCAGAAATATTTTTCTGGTCTTGATGTTGGTAATTGACTATCATCTAAGCCTTTTGGAAAACCATTATATCCAACACCTAGAATTCTATTATTAGAGTCCGTAATTACACATCCATGTTGGGTATGTATATCATGACTACGTTGAGAAACAACTTTAGCCAAACCTAAAAAATAATCTGTCCACGATGGTCTCATGAAAGTATTATAGTGAATAGATCTGAATCGTCAAGCCTTATTTTGTAATAAGCTTGTTATACAACACCAGTGTGAGTATAGATCCAGCAACTCCCATAATAATACCTGCTGGAGATACAGCGTCATAACTTCCTAATAGATACAGTATTGCTCCACCCATATAGGAACCAGCAACCCCTAATGCTACTGTTTTTACAAAACCGAAATTTTCTTCTCCTGGCACTATACTTTTAGCAATAGAGCCTACAAATAAACCATATACACACCATACTAAAATATTAAACATTTGCTGCCTCCACTAAGCATATAACTTCTTGATTATTTAAATTTTCTCCAGTATCTAACAAGGCGCTAACAAGCGCCAAACCATATTTTTCATATTCTTCTTGATTAAGTTTTTGGCGTAATATTTTTTTAATTCTCATTTTTGTAAACCATCCTCTGCGCAAACTATATTCTTTTATTTCTTGTCCATATAATTCATATTTATCAGATGACGAGCAGTTACTTGGTAATTTATTTTTATTGCATTCTTGTAAAACTCTAATCACTGTTAAAATAATACTGATAATCATTAAGATAGCTATTACGCTACCAAATTTTTGATCTTCTGATATGCCAGCTTTGACTAGTACTTTAGACGCTATAGCATTTAATTTAGGATCATTCATCTTAAGAGCCTTTTTCTATATACTGGTAATGATGAAGGATTGCCGGATTTAATTTTACACTCTGGACCGTCACAATAAGGTGCTTGGTGAAGCATTATGGGCGGATGAATAATTTCTTTGGTTTGAATAGGTGGTGGGGTCGATTCTTTTTTAGGTTTTTCATCTTCACAATAACCACAATCTACCATTTTGATACCATCTCCACTTAAATACTTACCGGTACCTTTGCATACTGGACAGTTTTTTCTTTTATATTTTACTTCTGGTTGTTCTATATGAGTAGACTTAATAATACCACCAGCCAATACAACAGAAGCTATTGTTGATCCTTCATATCTAGATCCATAAAAACATAATGATGCTAAAAGTACTACTGATATAAATTTCATTTTCTTTTTCTCCAGCGAGGAATCCATTTGCGTCGTTCTTCAACTGGCTTAAGAATATCTTCTGTAGTTTTTGGTACTACTAATTTTAGTACTGCTAGTATAAAATTTAATATTAAAGAAATTAATCTTTGTAAAGCTATTTTATCTAATAGTCTCATTATAATATCTCCAGTATATTACTATACACCAAAGAATTATAGGTAACTATCAAACCCGTAATCTGGTAATTTTTGAACAGGAAAGCCATCAAAATTGCTAAAAGCATAGGCACCATTTTGGGCCAACATACCTGCGGCAACATCACTATGAATTAAAAAAGATCCGTCTGGAACTGGACCCCATTCTGGATGACCACCATCATTCCATTTACCCCAAGAGTTTTGTACCAAAAAACTTAAATCTCCACTAGTATCATCACAAGCTATCCATGCCATAGCATGGGCCCAACTTCCACTAACTTTAGCAAATCCCTTTTTATCTCTTGTGTTACTGAAGCCATAACTAGAACACACCGCTAATCCATAACCGTTAGCTAATGCGTCTCGTGCTTCTTCTATTGTTTTTACAAGACTAACCGTTTTTATTTGATGGTCATTAGCAAGATCTATTACTTTGTCAGGTAAACCCCTACCTCCCCATCCTGCCCCCAAATTACCATTATATTTAGTTAGATCTACAATTCCTTTATAATCTTTTCTTACTAATATCCCACCAATTTTACTTACAAATTCTGCTGCTCTAGCACAACTCATGCCTTGACCAGCCCATCCGCGAGCACCATAAATTCCTTCGGTAGCGCCTCGTGCTATCCAACTTTCTCTTTCTCTATGAATATCTATTTCTATAGCTCTACTAATATCACAAGCATTTCTTGTAGCATGACTTACACAGTCTCCTGTTGTTTGTCTCTCATTATATGGGTTTTTATCAAACTTTAATACGCTTTTATATGGAACAGAGAGTTTACCTTTACCGCTGCCATTAATACGCTTTGCTCCATCTCCAAAATATGCATATTTAGATTCTTCTAATAATCTATTAAATATGTGTTCTTCAAATATACAACCACTAAATCCTTGACGATATCGATCATATAATTCTTTTGGAGATAATCTTGCCATTATTTAGACCCTTCATTACAAGCCCATGCTAATGCCTTAAAGCCATCTACAGCCTGTTGTCTTAATTTATTGTCTAACATTAAGCTATCATCTCCTAAACTAGCCACAATAACGCTGTTAGTCGCCTTGGCTAATTTTGGATATCTTCCTTTTATATCTAGCTGAAGCATAACCCCAGCCAACTTATTAGCCTGTCTAACCTCTTCGGTATTTTTTATTACCATATCTTCATTATCTAAACTTATTAAAGTAGCTAAATCATTATATAATGAGGCTAGTCTTAACCCATCCTTTTTTCTATCTTGATTTTCTTTGAGAGCATCAACTACGGTTTGACATTCATCTAATAATTCTACATTAGATGGTTTTTCTACAACAACAGTAGTATTATTAGAAGGAGAAACATTAATAATATTTGATAAGTCTGGCTTAAATAAACCTATCAGGATTAGTATAGCGGCTAATGATAGAACTAAGTTTTTCATACTTCTTCCTTTGTGCAAACTACTGGAGATAAATATGGGAACATTTGATCAGCAACCTTTACCGCTTCTGTACAGCCACACTCATTTGCTAAATCTCTTGTTTGTTTCCAACTAACAACCAACTTAAAGAAAATATCTTCTTTGCTTGTAACCACAGGTTTAACATTTGGCACTACTACTGCTACAGGAGTTATGGGTTTTAGTGGAGAAACGTTCTTCAGTTTTTCTACTAATCCACCCAAGAACTGTTGTGCTGGACTTAATTTATCCTTAAATAATACCCACAATACTATACCAACACCAGCATATAAGGCCAAATCCATTGGACCAACTTTACTTGCAAATTGTTCAAAACTTTCTGCGTAATTCATATTCCGGCCTCTCTTTTAATAAAAACACCAGTATTTCTAAAAATTGTAACGGTAGCATCAATAGTAGCACTCACCATGATCATGAGTATATTTTTGATGTACCTATGTATAATAGGTTCTATCATGTTTGGAACAAATGGGATATCTATTATTAAAAATATTTTATCATAAAAACCATTGAGAAGATCCATTGCTAATGTTTTTTTATCAGGTCCACTTAAGTCATTTCCAATAGCTTCTATTATTTGTACAATACTAGCGGTAGTTAATTGCAAAAGTTTCCACGCTTCAGCAAGAGCGAATCGCTGAACTTCTTTAAATTTATCTTTACTATTATTTATTAGTTTTTCTACTTCGAGTTTTATTAGATCTTGACTTGACATTATTTTTTCTCCTAGTTATCTTAATTGGCTCTTGTTGTTTTATCAATTCGTTATTATTTTCTGAAACAATTTTTTTAATTTCATTACGTCCTTTTATATATCTAAATAAAACTGCTAGTTGGCCTATGATTAGTATAAGAGCTTCTAGACCCTTGCTAGTTTCTGCTATAAGATCTTCTTTTTGAGAATTATTGCTAATTACTCCTAATAAAAAAGCTCCACTAAATATAAAACTTACCAGAGTAAACCAAAATTCACTCGTTTTATAGCCGGGTTTTATCATAATATTATCTCTAGATAATGATGATATGCAATATATTTATATACACCAATACAGATCCTTCAACGATCTCAATTAGATCTCATTTAAATTGATATTTGGACTATCTGTTTATAAGATAGTCACGGTACCATCTTCATTTATAGTGAATTGACCAACAACACCGGAACCTTCTGAGATAGCTTCTGGTTTTACGCTAGATAATAAAGCTCCTAGTTTAGCGTGTAGTTCAAAAACTTCTTTAGCATCAGACCCAAGAGCCTCAGCAATTTCTGCTGGAGTAGCTCTAGGATTTTTCCAAAAATTATTAGCTCCTTGATTAAAGGCCATTGCCATTTGTTGAAAAGTTTGACGAGTTTGATTTTTGAGCATATTGGCCGCACGAACTGCTGGGTCTACTTCTGGAACTGATGGTTGGTTAAGAATACTCATTTTAATTTCTCCATATTTCTTGGTTGCTATATTTTTGTACTAGGAACTGCCCTAGTATCTTATTACTATCATGAGGAACTGGCAAAATTTGTGGTCTTATAGAATGTAGATTTGGAATTCTATGAACTCCTTCATCATCTTCTTTTGTATATTGCTCAACATTATTAAAATTATGTTGGAAATATGGTACGTCTAGATAATCATACACTCTTTTTAAGCTATGAGACGGATTTGAGGTAAGTTCATCAAATTCTAAAAACAATAATTTATCACCATAACCCCTACTAATAGCATCTTTAACTCTATTATAGGCCAATCCAACTGGTTGAGATGAATTTGACCAAATATCACATCGTCCTTCTACTGTTTGGGCTTTAAAATAATCGCTTTGTTCAAAATTCCACTGAGAGAATCCTGTGCTTTTGCGCCACAATTTTTCAAAACTACTTAATATTTCAGAAAGATTTCGTACTGGTACAATAATTTTGGGAGTTTGGCCCGTTATAAACTCTATCATTTCTATTAAACTTAGCCATCCTCGTCCTTTATCAATAATAATATTTTTATCTGTTGAATGATAGCTATTTAATATGTTTTGTAATACTCTTTTGAGCTGATTATAATCAACGCCTTCGGCCTGATGTTCAATTAATCTGTCCCATTGATTTCTTACATTAAATAAAATATCATGACATCCACTAGTAGCTTTGCTAACAAATAAATTATTGTTTTGAGCTAATATATTGCACAATAATGTGCTACCGGAACGAGGTAGGCCGCTAATATAATAAAAGTTTTTCATATGTATATGATAGAATCAAAAAAAATTTTTCAAAGTGCTAAGTCGATATTATTGAATTCTTCTAAACTAATTGTTTAGCCATAGGAGATCTCAACACCCTCAACATGAGCAACCCATCGTATAGTTTCTTCATCTTTACCAGTTACATTTATCTGTAGTGCGCTATTTGAGTTATCGGCAGTAATCTCTACATCATAAGCTATATCATCTTTAATATCTGTGCCAAGCGTACTTACGGTGCCAATCAAACTGGTTGTTCCATCTTCATTCTTGATCGCAACTTTACGAATACAATGAACAGCTTTGCTACCGCCATTAATAATACCAGCGATATTTATTGTAGCAAATAGTGCTTTACCAGATGGTATAGTTAATTGAATACTACTTCCATCTAAAAATAATGTGGTAGCAGTATTGCTTGAGGTAATATTTCGTAAAACAAAATCCACACGTTGGGCGTCCCCATTATTTGCGAATGATCCAGCAGAGTTTGCTTCCATACCAAAACGGTCTGCGACAGCATTAAGACCACCATTGACTGAACTGTAGTAACCGCTTGCGGTGTTGTTGAATCCGCCGCTGACTGCGCTGCCAGTTCCCGCGGCGACGTTAAATGAGCCGCCGCCGACTACGCTGTAGTTGCCGCTAGCGGTGTTGTTGGTACCGCCGCCAACGGTGCTGTACCAGCCGCTGGCGGTGTTAAATGAGCCGCCACCTACGGTGGCGCATTCTGCGGCGGCTGTGTTAACACCGCCCCCACCGATAGTGCCGCCACCGCCGCTGGCGGTATTGTTCAAGCCGCCGCCGATTGTACTGAAATTGGCAGTGGCAGAGTTATTATCTCCTCCTCCAACTGTGGCCCTACCACAGAAGCTAAGCGTCGGATCAGAACCACTAGCGGTATTATTATTTCCTCCACCAACTGCGCTGAACCAGTTGGTGGCAACATTATCTCTTCCGCCATTGATCACGCTGTATTGGCCGCTGGCAGTATTGTTTTTGCCTCCGGTAATAGCGCTATAAGTTTTGCTAGCGCTGTTCTGTGCGCCGCCACCGACTACGCTGTAGTTGCCACTTGCAGTGTTGTTGCTGCCGCCACCAACTGTGCTTCGGCCATATTGCGCCCGATTAGTTGCAGTATCACGTTCACCAGAAGTAATGTTGTTTTTGCCGCCGCTAATGGTGCTGTACCAGCCGCTACTGGTATTATTCATTCCTCCACCAACGGTACTACGAGGAGAGCTACTAGTGTTGTCTGATCCGCCACCAATAACGCTACCATCTCCACTAGCAACCATATTGCCACTAGCTCTTATTAGTTGCCAATCAACAGCATAAGTTCCTCTAGGATCTCCACCACCATCTCTTTGTAAAGCTCCATTTCCGCTGGGGCTAATAATTATATTACCACTAGAACTACTAATAGTATTATTATCTAAAATAAGATTATCTACACTAATAGACCCTACAACATTTAATCGATTGCCATCAAATGTTATATTACTTTCAGCATTAATACCAGTACTAGTACCTGTGCTAGTAAGCAATCTATTATCACCACTATTGCTTATGGTTGGAAGCAAACCGCTAACACTACTATTAAAATTAGTAATATCGCTGGCAACATGATTATGACCAACAAAACTTACTCCTGATGTACTAATAGTTAAACTATTAAGATTATCATTATAAGATATATTAATGCCTGATCCACTAACTAAAAAACCATTTCCTATAATATCTTGTATATCTTCTGGATTAATGACAATATCACCACCATCTCCACCGATATATGGTAAACTATTCCATGGAGTTATTCCATCTCCTATTTTTAGCTTTTTTGTATCTTTTTCGTAGCCTGGCTCTCCTAGTTTTAGTATCTCTCCACCAGGCTGTGGTTCGCTTGCTGCCCATTCAGCTGCGGTCCCTCTTCTTAATTTTATTATAGTGTGTTTATTTGACATATTTATATACCTTTATTAAATGAATTTATAGTTGTGCAGCCGCAACAAAGCCTTGGTCAATTTGTTCTTTAGATAAGCCTAGATATTGAGCTAGACTTTCTATTAAAGGATGATTTCGTTCTATATATGGAGCATATTCCCACTCTATTTTTGTTTTTTCTCTTAATTTTAAATCATTAATTGTATTAATTGCGTCTTCGACACTATTAAGACTAATATTATTATCTATTAACCATAATCTTATTTGACGAGCGCTAATAGTTTCTGGAACAACAACTGGAATAGGAACCCAGGTTCTAACTATATCAACGTATGGCTTATCTAAGTTTATAATTCTTGCGCTAATATCTTCTATTGTATTTTCTGGTTGAGTAGGACTGTCATTACGAATAATATAATATCCAGCATCTATTAAGATATTAGTATCAAAAGTTTCGCCAGTAATTGCTGTGCCATTACTAAGAGTTAATGAGGAAGGATAAGAGTTAGTAATTTGCTGATTATTTATATTATAATACATTGTACTGCCCTATATTTAAATTTCTGTAGAATCTATTACTTGTTTCCATACTCTTATAACGTCAGCATACGGATAATCAATAGTGACCTGTCTTTTTAAGATTTCTTCTTCATAAGCGTCAGATGGTTTGGCTGGACTATCCGTTCTGATACTAAAATAACCATGATCAGCCCATAGATTTATGTTATCAGCAGAGTCGAAATTGATATAAAATTGACCATCAGACCCAATACTGTTTTTAGGTAATTTACTGATAATAATATTATTTTTTCTATCATAAAACATAATTTATTCCTTAGTTGGTTTTTTTGCCCATATAGTGACCCTGTACTATGCCAACCCCCATACTTCTTAATAAGACTAAATATTTACCAGAAGAAAAAGTTGGTAATGGATTATACCAATCTGTTACAAAATTAGAATCAAAAGAAACTGTTGTGGTGGAGGACACCGTTATTTCTAGCATCACATCTACGCTTCTGTTTATTAAATCCCAACCCGTTCCTTCTGTAAAGTTTACGGCAGAACCATTCAATGTTAACTGTTGAATTTGTCTATCAACATCATAGTTTATAGCAACATTACCGCTAACAGAACCCAGAGATAGTATTGGTGTTGGTGCCGATAGACCATCTTCTATTATCATATATCTATTATAACTTAATTTACCATTTGAATATAAGACAAGACTATTATCTAATTGATTTGGGCCAGAACTTGTGTGAAATGTCATTCTAGTAGGAGTATATAAATTAACACCGGTGGGCTCGCCATCTGCTTGTGTTAATATTCTACCAACAACAGAATTCACTCCACTAGCATTAAGAGTAAATGTTCTGATAACGCTAAGAGTATCATTATTTATAACTCCGGATGGACTATTCAATGTACCCCTGTTTCTGATAAGCTGTATTCGTGCTCCGGTGGTAGGCTCTATATTATCATATGCTTCTAAATTACATAGCGCACTTAGTCCAGTATGACCAACACTATTATCATATATTAATTGTAAAGAACTAGTTAAATCATTAAATCTAAGATAAGTTTCGGCATTAATATCAGTGTTAGCACCACCACTAGTTAATAATCTATTATTACCACTATTAGTTATTTTTGGTAATAGTCCACTAACAGCACTATTGAAATCAGTAATATCTAAAGACTGGTGTTGATGACCACTAATACTAACATTAGTTCCATTAACACTCAGTGTTGAAAAATTTCCACTACTACTTGGTATCCACAATGAATTATTGCTATTATATTGTAAAAATTGACCATTAGAAACTCCACTAATAGCCACATTGTGTAACTCTTCTAATTCAAAACCATTTTGAACTCTTACTTCTATTATGCCTTCATTTTGATGAGTTCTTATAATAGTACCAATTGCCACCATATGATCGGGAGCAGATGGTTTCGTTTTTGTTAAGCCTCCAGCAACTGTGGGACTTAAGTATAGAGTAGTTCCATTAACATCTCCAGTTGGGGCAGTAGGATTAAACTGATCAGTATCTAGTCCGGTTAAAGCTCCAAAAACAATAACTTTCCCGGTACTCATATTACTAATATTTTCTGCTGTTAATCCATAAGTTTTACTACTTGTTAATTCACCACTAGCTTGAGCTAAAGAGATTGTGGGCATATCTCCTTGACCACCGTTAATATAAACAGCAGTCATTTTTGGAATTGGCGAACCAGTTTTATTGAATACTGTTGTAACTAAAGATTTAGCCTCATTTAATAATACTCCTGATCCAGTAGCTTCTATGGTATAAACTCCACTAGCATTATTAACATTTATACCAGTGCCAGACAGTATGTTTTTCACTGGAAGTAATCCGCTAACAGCACTATTAAAGTCTGTTATGTTTGTTGATATATGATTGTGTCCAACAACACTATAGTTGCCGCTAGGCTGTAACCCTGTAACTGAGATTGTATATGTGTTATTATTAAATGATGAATTAACATATCCAGAACCACTAATGCTTGGTAATAAGCCACTGACGCTGCTATTAAAATTAGTAATATCATTCGCTGTATGATTGTGTAATTTATCTAAACTATAATCTTTCCAAGATGCTGAAAATATACTATTTCTACTATAAACTCTATAAAGATAGACACCAGATAATCTATTATAAAGTGTTCCTCCTATAGAGGTACCATTAAGTCCACCCGCTCCACTAGGCTTAATAACTACATACCAGTCTCCGTGTGTTGGAGAAGGAGGATCCGAAATTGTAGTTAGTAATGGTGCTGTAAAATCTGTTGGAATTATATATTGGCCGCCAGGTTCAGCAGTCGTATTGGTAGCACTTATAATTTGCCATCCTAGCTTATTTTGTGCTGCATATGATGAGGCTGTCAATATTGCTCGACCAAAACTAGTAGAATCAATAATATCTGTAGAGGGATGAGTATGACCAACCAGACTATAATTACCGCTTGGTTGTAATCCAGTTACGCTAATAGTATATGTATCATCTATTAAGTTAGATGATATATAATCACCACCAACAATTGTTATAGGATTGGTTATGCCACTTCCAATTAAATTACTAATTTCACCAAAAGTAATTTTTTTAGTTGTGCCACTACCAGATGGATCATCCATAAATACTAAGATATCATCATTAGATAATAATCCACTACCTTCTGGAAGATCTTTAAGTCTTATTATATTAATCATGGGCCTAGTACATCCACTGAGACATCACCGCCATCAATATCTCCGCCACCACCATAATAGTAAGTTACATCATCAAATCTGTTATCAAACTTACTTTCAATATTTGTTATAGTAAGATTTTTAGGATAATTACCCCTAACTAATCTTTTACTATAAAAACCAGTAGGTAATGCAGAGCAGATAGCATATTTATTATTAATTGGTTTGGTGGGATCAATTGCTATAATATCATTAGCCATAATTATTTTGCCTTTATTTAATAGAGTTATTTAACTATACACCTAATGATCAATTCTGTCTTCAAGAGCCTCTAATGTTTTTCCCAGAGTAGCTATTTGAATCTTAAGTTCGTTCATAACTTCTGTATTTCTTTGTAGTGCGGAAGCGAAGGCTGCTTGTGTTTCTTTATTAATAGCCAGTCGTTCCATAATAAACTGACGATCTTGATTATATGGACTCTCATTTTTAATTAATTGAGCAACCTCACTTTTTGTGACCATATTACGACCTATGGCAACCCAAAAACCCATCATAGTCACAATAATACCAATACTAGTAGTAGCAAGATTTTCCCAGAAATGAATAATAGTATCTGTCATAAATAATAATTCCCATAAAAATATAAGCTAGCGATATTATATACCACTAGCTTATATTACACTAAAACTGATTATAAATTCTCAATACATCAGCCAGTTTTTTCTTTATATGTATCATTGACAACATTAGATCCTGAAGACATAAATGTTAAATTACCTGGAACAGATCTAGTTGGTAAAGCAGCATTATCGTCTGCAAAAACATCTACGCTCACAACAGGATATCCAGATTCGAATTTACCAGTATAGTCATTCCATTTGTTTTCACGAATAGCAGACGTAAAGCGTCTAGTTCTAACGCCTTGAACATAACTACTACCATTTTTAACTTTTTGATAATGAATACTATGTATTAAGTTGGGAACCAAGGCTCCACTTAATAAGAAAGTATTAGCTGATCCATTGATATTAGTAGTAACTCTTTTTGAAATTGGACCAGGATTGTTATATGCTAATGCGCCAGAACTGTATACTTTGTCAATATCATTAGTATCAACAACAGCAGAACCAAAAACACCAGCATCATATCTTGAAACTTCTACTCCATCTAAAAGATTTGTATTAGATGCTTTTGCTACAGATCCACCATTTCCGCCAGCACCACTAGCAGTAGCATTTGGAGGAACTGTATCATATGGATTACCATTAGTTTGAATTGCAACTACTTGTGAAATAGCCATTTTTTTCTCCATTAAATTAGGTAAATAATCAATAATTTTTACACCAATCACTCTAAATATATTACATTTTAGAATTAATCAAATAAATATAATCAATTTAAATATTAGTATTTTAGATAAATTTAGAGCCAATTAATATAATCACATATTAGGAACAAGAGTATAGAGGTATCTCAATAGTTGTAATATCTGTTACATCATCAAATATAGATCCAGCAATATGAATTTGAACAAATTTAAGACCATCATTATCTAAAACTGCGGAACATATTAATGGAATAACATTACCATTCGTAACTTCAGTATCGTCCAAGCCTCTATTTCCAGAAATATTATTAACCAAACAGTCAGTTATTGGTATAATAATATTGTTAGTAGCAAGAGGAGTATAATTTATAGATACTTTTTTAAACGCTAAAGCGTTAGATTGTGAAAAAGTTACATTTGTTAGAACATCTCCTACCGCATATTCATTAGGTACATAAGTTGGAATGGGATCCTGAGATCCACATAGTTGAACAGGAATATTAAATGGTATTTTTTCAGATATCACTGTAAAAGGTAATCTTCCTATGGTAAAGTTTAATGCGGAGCTTAAACTACCAGTTGGAGACATATAGACATCTAAAATTACCTGTAAGCCAATACAAACATCTTCACATTCTTCCTTAGTATCATAAAGAACTACCGGATCTCTATGAGGAAATATAGAGTCTAAAACATTTTGTGGTATAGTATGAAATTTTCTGCATTTTTTAATCGATAAGAATGGATGATTAGAATCTTCTGGTCCTAAACATGTCCAACGAATACAACGAGCAGGAAAGAACACCCCGATACCGCCGGTCGGCTCACCATCGGGGTCGAGTAAATTTTCATTAACTTCATCAAGCTTATTTTGAGCTAATTGCATAATTTCATTAATATAGTTTTGATCAGCATTTTTGCAATTATCATCTTCTGAGCATAGCCAAGGCATAGTTTCGACTACTTGAGGTGGTCGTGGCGAACCATCAGGATTATTTGCTGCGCTAAAAAAATATTTTAAAGTTAATGTTTCATTGTCTGTTTTCCAATATCGATCTTCATTATTCAGTTCTGGAATATTTTCTAAATCTACACAATCATAATATAATATTGGTTTGTTTTCGTCATCCTTTTTTATTTCCCATGTTCTATG